ACTCAACAAGAACACCTTGCAGGACAGGCCATTTGCTCCGCTCTGGTCGGAGCCGCCGCCAGCCCGATACGGAATTTTTACCTGCTTGATGGTTGCTTGCTCCACGCTTCCCAGACTATTGAAAAAGTCCCCATTTAACCAAGTGTTAATAGCGCTGGTTTCGTATTCATTCACGTCGGAGGTGTGCCACTGTCGGTTACTGTGAATATCCTTCCTCAGCAGCCACGTTCCGTCACAGCTTGCGTCATAGAGATTACTATTGCCGGGGATGCCCTGATTGACCACCAGATACTCAACCGCCGTGCCGCCCTCCATCAGTTTCACGGTGGAACCCACCGCAAGGCTGGAGGCCAGCACCCCTGTCACCGGCGCTTTCAGCGTCGGCACAATGCCGCTCATAATCACTTTGCCCATTATGCCACCCCCTTCAAAATCATGGTGGTTTCGTCAAATAGTGCATTGCTGGGAAGAACCAAAGCGGGGCGGATGCCAGCCGAGTCGGATGTGTCGCCGACGCCGGGGATGCCAATGCTTTGGACGCACCACGCACGTCTGGTGCCGTCGGTGCGCGGGGAGCGAAGCCACCAGATGGTTTCCAAGCCGTTCAGGTACGCGATACGCTTGGAGCTACTTGCGTCGAAGTAGTCCAGTTTCGCACCGTCAACAGGGATATAGCTGCTGTCGCTGGTCATGAAGCCAACCTCGTAACCACTCAACAAGAACACCTTGCAGGACAGGCCATTTGCTCCGCTCTGGTCGGAGCCGCCGCCAGCCCGATACGGAATTTTTACCTGCTTGATAGCCGCTTGCTCTACGTTCCCAAAGCTGTTGAAAAAGTCTCCATTTAGCCAGGTATTGATAGCGCTATTTGCATAATCATTGACATTTGAGCTGTTCCATTGTCTTTCGCTATGAATATCCTTCCGCAGCAGCCACGTCCCGTCGCAGCTTGCGTCATACAGGTTGGAATTAGAGGGAATTCCCTGATTGACCACCAGATACTCAACCGCCGTGCCGCCCTCCATCAGCTTCACCGTGGAACCCACCGCAAGGCTGGAGGCCAGCACCCCCGTCACCGGCGCCGTATGCACCTCGCCCTTCCGCATCATCAAGCAATGTCCCATTAGGCCACCCCCTTTAGAATCAATGTGGATGTGTCAAACAGGGCAGTTTTGGGGAGGATAAGGGCGGGGCGGATGCCGTCCGAGTCGGATGCGCCATAGTCGCCGTAGTCGCCGTCGGAACGGACGAACCACACGCGGCCGGCGTTGTCGGTGCTCGGGGAGCGGAGCCACCAGATGGTGTCCGTACCGCTTAGGTACGCAATGCGTTTGTTGTTTGCGGACGTGGTTGTTCCGCTCGTAAAGTAATCCAGCTTTGCTCCATCTACGGGGAAATCGCCATCGTCGCTGGTCGTCCAGCCTACTTCGTAACCCGACAGCAGAAAGATCTTCGCGGGCAGACCGTTCGCACCGCTCTGGTCAGTGCCGCCGGAGCCGCCGTCGGCCCGATACGGGATCTTCACCTGCTTGATGGCAGCCTGTTCCGCACTGCCCAGCGTATTGAAAAACTCTCCGTTCAGCCACGTGTTGATCGCGCTGGTTTCATACCTGTTTATGTTGCTGGCGTCCCACTGCCGTTCGCTGTGAATATACTTCCTCAGCAGCCACGTTCCGTCGCAGCTTGCGTCATACAGGTTGGAATTAGAGGGAATTCCCTGATTCACCACCAGATACTCAACCGCCGTGCCGCCCTCCATGAGCTTCACGGTAGTCCCAACGGCAAGGGAACTTGCAAGGATGCCGGTTGACGGTGCTTTCGCTCTGCACCCGCCAACTACCGTTACATGGCCCATCAGCTCACCTCCGCAACAATGGGGATAGACACCGTGTTGGCATCCCCAAAGATCGTAAACTTGATGCCGCCGTTGTAGGTCTCGGCGTAGCCGTTGGTGATGCAGTTGAGGTACTGGTTCTCCGCTTCCACAAAGGCCGCGTAATCGTCAGAAGTCCCGGCCCCCGTGTAAACGTGGTCTACCGTGGCAGTGTTGGTGGCCTTGACCCCGGCGATGGCAACGCTCTGCGTCTTGACGCCGGTGTTTTCATCCTCCACCCACGCGGTCCCGATGGTGGCAGTGTAGGTCTTGACGGAGCTTATCTCCGGCAGCTGGCTTGCAGGCACTTTGCCGTCCGCGCCAAGAGACGCCGCCCCGATGTTGTCCCGGGCCTGATTTTTTTGATCGGAAGTCAGATCCTGAGCAACATCGTATCGAACAGGTGCCACCGCGCCGCTGATCCGCTCCCCCGCCGCATTGTGGGCGGTGGCCCCGGAAAGCAGATTCTCCGTGGTCACGGTGTCCTGGGTCAGATCCAGCTTCGTCTCACCGTTTACCTCGACCTTGTTGACCGCCATCCTTACGCACCTACTTTCAGGGTCTGGCCTCCCTGCTCGTTGTCGGTGTAGCTGACAGGGATTGCCGCCACAGTGACGGAGGACAGGCAGTTGTAGCCCTCATCCGGTAAAATCTCCTGCTGGGCGAAGGTAGGCGTGGCGCTCTTGGCCTGCGCCTTCATGCCCTCGCTGCCGCTCATGGTACCGACCACGCCCAAGACCGTGATGCCCTCCCGGATGTTGGCGGGAATCAGCTTCGCCGCCTCCGCCTCCGCGATCTGCGCCTTGCCGGAGCCGTCATGGAAGCCCATGGGGATGGAAACGGGGTCCGCCTTGTCCGTGATGTCAAGGGTTTTGCCGCCCTGATTCGGCATGGTGCCGACCAGCTTCGCGCCTTTCGCGTGGGCCGTTTTTCCCAGAAGGATCTCCGCAGCGACGGCGGTATCCTCGGAGGTATCGGAGTCGAAGGTGCTTGTGCCCACAATGGGCGCACCACTCTTGTCATGGGCCTTGATGCCCTTCGCCAGCTTGTCGGCAGTGATATCGTCAGCGGTGAGGTCCAGCTTGACGTCATTGCCGATGATGACCTTGTTAATGTACTTATCCGCCATAATACTCGTCTCCCATAATCAATGTATTTCCCCCGGCCTCGTTGGAAACCTCGAATTGGGGGATTTTTAAGACCGTCACATCGTCCGCCATGGACTTGTCCTTTGTTTCCAGCACCACCGGGCCGTAGATCTTGGGCGTCACCTGATACGCCCCGGCGTAGGGGTCTCCCTTTCCCGCGACAATGGACACGGCAAAGGAGATCTCAAGGGCCTCTCGCGGCTGCAGCTCAAAGGTAAGCATTACAGCACCGCCTTACTGATCGCCCCGGCCACTTCCACCATCTGGATCAGGGAGCCGACCACGTCCCCGCCGGTAAATTTCACCCGGACCTGCATGGGGCACACCGGGGGAAGCTTGAAGGTCTCCGTCTGGGTGACCGGGAAGTGGAATTTCCCGTCCGAATAGGTGACCTCCTCCGGATAGGACCGCGTCAGGTTCAGCAGAGTGACCTCCACCTTTTCCACGGTTTCAATCGGGACCGCCTTGCCCAGGTTTTTGATCGTGATATCGATGCTGTACGCATCACCCTGTACCATCAGGAAGTCACCTCCGTGGCGCTGACGGTGCCGGTATCGTCCACCGTCAACTTGAATTTCTTCTTGCTTCCCGCCGTGGAGGACGGGATGATGATCTCCCCATCGTCCACGCGCTTCAGCAGCTCGTCTGTTTTTTCGCCTGTGAAAATCATGGTGTAATAATCGTTCGGCATAGCGCACCTCCTTATACGATCATTCTGCGGTCGAGGGCATCCAGCAGGTCACGGCCATCGCTTGTTCTCAATGCGCCGGACTGCACCGGCTTCGGCTTGCGGTAGTACAGGATGATACAGCCATCGCCGCCGGGGCCGCCCTGTGCGCCGTTGCTGCCGGTGGCGCGGACGCTGCCCGGGTAGTTGTTGAGTGTGCCGCTCTTGCTGCCGCCGTAATAGGTGCGGCTCAGGCCCGTAGCGCCGTCGCCGCCGCCACCGTAGCCGCCTCTGCCGCCTTTGCCGTATGCAGCGGGCTTTCTCGGGATCAGCGTCGCGTTGGCTCCGGACACGGAGGCGCTGCCGCTGGCCGTTACGGTAATAGACGTTTTGGGCATTCCCCTACTGGGGACACTTACAAGGCGGAACGTGCCAGCGGCATTTCCGGTTGTTCCGTTTGCACCGGCGGCAGCGCCGCTGCCGCAGTTGTACGTTACATCGCCGCCGCAATAGCCCTCTTCCAAGTCTCCGGTGAAGCTTTGCTCATCGCCAGCGCTGGGGAGCACAATGCCGTTATCGTTAACCTTTGTAGCACCACCCTCCCACACATGGCCGTCCTCATCCACAACGGATGTGGATTTCAGTGGGATATACCGGTCATTGTCTCCGTGATCCGGGTTCATGCCTGCGCCGTCACCACCGGCAATGCCCTGTTCGCCTTTCGCGGCAAACACCTCGCCGGTCACCGGGTCCGTGTAGCCAATCTCGGATACTGATCCAGAATCGCTGTCGAGACTTCCGAAGGTGGTCTTTGTCCCTTCTGCTCCCGGCGTGTTGGGCGTGTTGGCCCAGTTGTTCGCGTCAAACGCCGCGCCCAAGCCTCCAACGCCGCAGACGAAGGAAAACTTTTGCGCGGGCTTCACGTCAAATGTCGCTTGGAAAATTTTGCCGCCGGAACCGGGATCGCCGCCAAGGCCGCCCTTGCCGCCCAGCGCCCACTTGTCCGTGTTGTGCTGGAGCAGCGATCCAAGGATCGTTTCTGTGTAGCTTTCCGTTTTTGCCTCCGCCGGATTGCCGCCGTGACCGCAGTGGCCACCCTGCGCACCGCCGATCAGGACTGCCGTGATTGCGGTCACATTCTCCGGCACTTGCCACTCGCCGGAGCCGGTCAGGACAACCCGCTCGTCAAAATACTCCGCAGATTCCGGCTGTGCCGGGGTGAAGCCCACCAGTGCCTCCATGCTACTTTTAAGCGTCGCACTCATGGTGGTGTCCAAAGACTGGATACACGCAGACACCATTTTCTTGTCATACGGATGATATACGCTCACAACATGGCCCGGTTTCTCGTGCCCGCTTACAATGTCATTGGTGATAGTTTCGCGGCACCGGTAATAGTCTGCAAGACGCTTCGCCACGGCGTAGGAATTCACCAGAGATACCAGCGTGGCGTCTGTAGCTGATTTGATGTTTTCCGCAGCGCCAGCCGTCACAGGCTGCGTGATTAGGCGGGTGTTGTGGATATACGCCTTGCCGGTCAGTGCGCCAGTGCCAGCGGAAATCTTGGCGTAGTTCGCGCCGCTTTCCAAGATTGTGAAGCCAGTCGCAGAGAGGGAGTGCATCGGCTCGGAGAATGTGATGATATCGCCATTCTGCGCCGTGCCGGAGAATAGCTCCTTTACTTCCGTCCCCGCAACGTATTGATGCTCTGTCACCGTCACGGCGGAGATGGGTGAATCGTATTTTACGGTTCCTCCGGTGTAAGATCGGTCGACATCAATCAACGATGCCGTGCCGTCCCACAAGGGTTCAATTCTCAAAACACCGTTCAGGTCTGTGCGGAGATAGGCCCCAATGGCGAAAAGCACTTGTGCGAGGTTGTCTCGTGCAGAGCGTTCTTTCCCATCCGCATAAGGAAGCCAACCATAAAGTTTGACCCCGGCATATACACTTTTTATCAGCGAAGGGATGTTGCCGCAGATTTCTTTTACAACCTCTTCCACGGTCTGACCTGTGTAAATGCCGCCGGTATGCACCATGCCGGTAAGCGCGCCCATAGGGGAGCGTCCTGTAAGCTGATAGGTGACAGGCCCGATACGAGAAACGCCGCTGCTTACAAATCTTGCTTTGATTTCGCCGCCTCTGTAAACAATGATTGGGGTGTTATTCGGGAGTGCAGAAAGCTGTGTGCCTATTGTTTTAGTGCAAACCTCTACGCTGACCGTATCGAACGAAAGACTGCTTTCATCTAATGCCACTTCTTGAAACGATGAGCAGTAGTCCAGCCGCATGTCGTCCTTAGACGCATCCCGGTCAAATTGATAAGGGCCGATCATTACATAATCCATAAGCCCTCCTTACCGCGTGATTTGCGGTGCGATGGGAATGAAATGGATTTCAATTTCTCCCCAATAATTGATCCCGTTTTCAACCTTTTCAATATCGTGCGATGCGCTGGTGTAGTATGCGCGATAGGAAATAGTTGTGTTGCCGTCCGCAGCTTCAAGCAAGACGGAATCGTCAATGGAATGGGCTTTGAGATAGTTCCAGAACGCATCATAGCTTCTGTAATCGTTCCCTCGGCGGAAAACGGTCACCTTATGCCCGATGTACGTTCCCAGAACATCGCGGATCATCCGGCCTGTGTCTTTCGATCTCCCAGCGTTCTCCCCATCGAGAACGCTGAAATTTTCGTTGTACTTGGAGATCGCGACATTCACATCAAATGAAGTCCCGTTAATTTTGATGTAATTCATACCCACCGCCTTTAGGTCACTTTAATGCCGACGCGCTGCGTCTGGTCCTTGTTCAGCTTGAAGATAATGCGGCCCAATTCCTGTTCGCCGATCTTAAGGATCGCCGTCTGATTGCCACCGCCATACTGCGCCATGCCACGGGCCACCGCTGCCTCGATGGCAGATTCAGGAGCTTCAATGTTGTTCCCCTGCTTCTGGTCACCCAGTACCGCTAAAAACTCACGGTTCGGTGGAATAACTGCGCCGGTCGCCAAACGCGGAACGGATGAGGGGGCAATTGCAGGCATAGCAGAACGTGCCGCCGGGTTTCCACCGGAAACAGATTTCGTAGAATTAAACCCGCCTGCTTTTGCAGCTATACCAACGCCAAGCAACGCCGCACCAGCTAAAAGCATTGGGACATTCAGCGTCATAGCGCCAATAGCCACAAGAGCGATACCCAGCAAAAGCATTGCCGTAGACACCCATCCGGAAACTTCATTCAGATGCAAGGTTTCAACCCAGCTCTGAAATTTGTTTGTGGTTGTGCCTATCGCAAAACCGCTCACAAGCAAAGCCGCACCAGCCAAAAGCATAAAAATATTCATGGTCATTGCGCCAAATGCAATAAGGGCAATTCCTGCAAGCATAAGGGCAACAGATACCCAGCCAACAACCTTATTCAAGCCGAGTGTTTCAACCCAGTTCTTGAGGTGGCCCTCATTTATTGCTGCAATTATTCCCATGCCAAGAATGCCAAGTCCAACTGCCAAAAGAATCGGGTTCGCCGTCGCCGCCGCAAATGCGACCAATGCAATACCGCCAAGAAGAAGCGCAACAGATATCCACTGTGCAACGGAGGTCAGCTTTAACTTCTCCCACCATGCCTCAAGCCTTTCTTGCCCAATGACTTCTGCCGCAATGCCAAACCCTAATAGCGCCACACCCGCAAGTACGATCACAATGTTTCCCATTGCCGCGCCGATGGCAACCATAGCGATTCCGGCGATTTGCATAGCTGCTGTCACATATCCAAAAGCCGAATCTAATTTGAGCGCACTTGCCCAGTCTGTAAACGTTCCGCTTTTTACGCCAACATAAATGCCAGTAGCTATTAAAGCAATTCCGGCAACCACCATTAGAATATTACCGGTAGCCGCACCAATGGCGATTAACGCAAAGCCAGCGATCAACAATGCTGCCGTAATAAAAGATGCAGCGCGATTAAGTCCAAGCGTTTCTGCCCAATCATCCATCATGCCGCTGTTTTTTGCATAAAGAACGGCAAAGCCAATCAGCAAAAGTCCAGCAATCACAAGGAGGATGTTTCCCGTTGCCGCTCCGATTGCGACCATTGCAATGCCAGCAAGGATTACAGCCGTCACAATAAATTCCGCAACATTATTGAGCCCAAGTGTATCCACCCAGGATTGCAAAACTCCGGTTTCCTCTGCGACAAAAAGCCCGGCGCCAATGAGAAGCAATCCAGTTATAACCATCTTAATACTCCCAACCGATGCGCCGATGGCAATAAAGGCAATGCCCGCTAAGATCAAAGCGCTTGCAACTTTTTCCGCTGCGCTTCCAAGCATTTTATCGAGCCAATTTTCATTTTCAGAAAAATTAAAGTCCGGTTCTGTTTTTTCCTTATTGTCTCCGCCTAATTTATTAATCTCATCAAACGAGGCAAGCGCTTTGCCAGCCTTTTTTGCAGATTTGCCCGTTTCGTCTAAAGCGTCCGATTCTTTGTAAAGGTTCTCTGCTTCTTTTTTTGTTTGGTCAATCGTCGACCCAAACAAAACCGCTGTAATTTTCGCCATAGCAGTCACAAATTGGGTTAGCAAATTCACGAATGATGTAAACGCCGGAAGCAAAACATTCACAAACGGCTGTGCGAGTGTTAGCAAAGCACCTTTTAATCGCGATAGCGCTTTTGTAGCCTGATCGTTGGTTTTAACCGCCTTCCCGAGCCATTCGCGCACGGAGCGGAGTCCTTGCACAATTAAGCCAAACACGAACACGCGACGGACAAGCCCTTTTACTCTGCGAGAAAACCGATCCATATATTTGTCTGCTTTTTTACTTGCAGCGGCCAGCGCAGTAGAACTCTTACTTGCGCCAGCAATCTGCGCAGAAAGTTCTCCCGCCCGGTTGCTCATTCGTCCAAGGCTTCTGGTATCTTTGGCAATGGACGCATCTACAGCCTCAACCCTTTTTTGCACACCATCCCATTCTTTTTGCATCGTTGCCACGGTTTGTTCCTGGTCTTTAATCGCACTTGATGTAAAAAATTCGTTTCCGCTTTTCATTTGCGACAGCTTAGATTTAGCCTCATCGAGATTTGCGGCAATCTGCTTTGATTGCTCCACGAGTGGAATTGCTTGCTGCTTTTTATCGCTGATCTTTTCATTGAGCGCATCGATTTTTTTTGTTAGCCTGTTTAATTCCATTTGCGCCTGCTTATCATCAATGTCCGTCTTTATGATGATGGAGCCATCTGCCATGCAATCGCCTTCTTTCCCTTGCTTTTTATGCATTTTATGTTATACTTGATAAAAGGAGTTGGTATCAATGGAAGATCATGTCACACAAATGTGTAGTAATTTATTTGATAAAAACGAGAATAAAATTGACGTCAACATTGTAGCAACCGTGTATCTTTCAGCTTTTGAAATCTCCGCATACTTAAAAAAATGCACAAATTACTCAAGCGCAGATATTAAACTCGTTGCAAAATACATCAACGATTTACCAGGCTATGACTACTCAAGAAAAGAAATTTCATACTACAAGCGAAAAATCGAAAGATGTGATTGGGATTTTTCGACGCCAACAAAGAAAATGGAGCCCTCCATGCGAAAAAAGCAAACAGCAGTTCTTTTGCCGGGCGAAGAAGTTCTCGACACGCTCAAATTTTCATGTATCCCACTTATATCGTGGTGCATTTTATTTGTATTTTCCGTGTGCAAGGCTTCTTTAATGCAAATGGAGGACGTATGGTTTTTTGTCCCTTGGGTCTTTGCATTCCCGGTCTTATACGAAATTTTCCGGCTGACCATGAACCATGTTGTTTTGACAAACAAACGCCTCATTGTTCGCGTTTCAGTACCGAAAAAGATTTCAGTAGATGTGCCAATTAACAAGATAAACGGTGTGTCTGTAAAATCGTCATGGCGAGAGTATAAATATGGAGCATTGCAAATTGACACTTCATCTGATCGGTTTTTGTTTACAAGTACAAAGTCACCTGGCGTTTTCAGAGACTCCGTAATTTCGGCTATGGAGCAAAACAAATCCGATGCCATGCGTCAACAGGCGAAAGAAATCGCAAAAGCTATGAAAAACATTTAATGCACCTGCCGCCCTCTTTGGAGGGCGGTTTTCATATCCATTTGCTGATAACGTCCTCGTCCTGTTCCGTATACTGCCGCTTGAAGTCAACCAGGTGCCGGTTCTGCTTGTAAAACTCCTGTTCGCTTTTATTCAGTTTCTTCCCCTTTGCCTTTTTATTGCGGATTCCCACAACCTGGGCAAAAGTGCAATCCCCGATTTCCTGATACGCGGATACCCACGTCCACCAGTGCAGATACTCAACGGATCTGACTTCTTGTCCCAGAACGCGGTTGACTGGGGCAACGATCAGGGGAAAGTCCTGCTGCCAATCCATCAGCTTTGGCCCACGCTTTTCCTCACGCTGCTCTTCGCCGCAGTTGATAAATTTTGCGCATTGCTTGATCGCTTCCTCGTAGTCGCTTTGCGGCATTTCCGCAAAGTCTGGATAGAAAATGTCAAGCATGGCCTCGGCCTTTTCTTCCTCCGACAACTCAGCGTCAGACAGTGCCTCAATGATCGTTAGGATATCGCGATAGTCAGAGCGTATCTGGTACTCAGTGCCGTTTACCTCCACGGCAGTCGGCAGATCGTACCTCATTTGTGGTACTTCTTCGTATACTTGCTCACGCGGGGGTTGGTGGCTTTCTGCTCACGGGCAAAGGTGGTGTCAACCTCATCCATGATAGCAAGCATCAGGTTCGCCCACACAGGCAGGCCGTCCGCCAGCGCATATACGTTCATCTCACCAAACAAGGCAGAACAAATGTCGAAGCTGAACACATCGTTGATGATCTCACGCATTTCCTCGTCCATCTTCCGGGCGGTTTCAAAAACCTCCCGCTTGTTGGCGGTCTTTTCCACCTCTGCCTTGTACGCATCCTGCTTCTTGTCGAGGATATCAAAGGCGTTAAATAGCTTTTCCACAAAGGCGCTGTCGGTGGGGTTAAAAGAGAATTCGCATTTGCCGTTGATGTTGTAGGTAACTAAACCGGTATCGAAAATCAGGTCTTTCATAATAGCCTCCGAAATTGGGGCGGGTTTGCGCCCGCCCCTTTGTTTTTAAGCCCCTGCCGTAAAGGTCACGCCACTGGTATCCTTGGTAATGGTGCCCAGCGTACGATTGCCTCCGTAGGTGATCTCACTCGTGATGTTGAGCGTACCGCCGCCGTCGCCGCCGATGCCCGTCACGGCAATAGCACAGGAATCATACCGCTCGGCAAACTTCGCCTCGCCGGACGTAGCGTAGAAGTGTCCAATCATCATATCCTGATTGGCAAGAGCCTGCGCATCATGATCCTTGACGGCAAGGTTCCACATCTTCACCGCAGCAGCGTCACCAGAATCCATAGGGATGGGATCAAAGGTCTGGGAAATAACGGGCTTCTTCATGGTGGTGAAGGTGTTGCCCAGGATGTCCTGTTTGCTCTCCTGACCCCAGTCCATCTCTTCGCTGGAATCCTCCACGCGCTTACCGATGGCGCTCCAAGTGGGAGCTTCCTTAGAGCCGGTATTTAGATACGCGATCAAAAGCTCGCGGTCAATGGTCTGACCTTCGGGCGTCGCAAAAGTTAAATCTGCCATTATACATTCACCTCGTAAATCAGTTTTAGCGGGACCATGTAGTCCTCGTATTGGTCGCTTGTCGCGCCGAGATACGATGCAAACGCAGACGTCTCAACGCGGAGGGCGCGCCTGCCCTCTCCAATGTCCGGTCGCTGCATCTGCGCCCAGTCCGCAAATTTGTTCAGCGCTTCAACCGCCTTCAAGCGTGTATCGTCGCTCTTGCCGGGTGGTGCAATCTGGTAGTGGATTTCGAACGAATACTCCGCCTGATACCCACCGCAGATATACTTCTTGGTGATAACGGCACCCTGAACGGAGGAAAGCGCCATGCCTACCGTTTTTGCCGCGAAATACTCGTACTTGATCAGATCCACATTCTCCGGAATACCAGGAAAACGGTTCGCCCAAATCAGCATCAGGCGGTCAAGGTCTGCCTTTTCACTGCTGGATGCCAGCATTACAGGTTTTTCTTTAGAGATCACGCTTCACCGCCTTTTCTGCTACACGCACCCACTTCTCCATGTTCTGTGCCTTGGATGCTTCAAACCAATGGGAGCAGGTCCCGGTTCTGTGGAAAATCAAATCCTTTTCCGGCACTGCTGGAACCTTCGTAACGCCTTTCCGCGCATAAGAGCTTCCGGTCAGTGGATCAACGTACAGCTTGCCATAGTACAAATACCTGGCATACGGCCCGGGGTAAATAACCGTGTTCCCCGTTACCTTTGTACGCGTCCTCAGAGAGCCTGTGAGCATAGGAACGAACGGGGCGGTATCTTTTGCAACCTGCACTGCAAGAACGTGTTCTGCGCAATCACAGCCCTTGGAAATGGCCTCTTTTACAGCGTCCATGCCGTCTGCCTGAACGGAGAATTTCAACGCCATATCACACGCCTCCGACCTGCCAGTGCTGCATATCAACGCTGCCGAAATCCTTCTCGTCAACCTTGGTCACGGTGTAGCAGTTGTCCTGAGCCAGCGCCACAGTTTCGTTGTCTGTCACAAACTCGCCTTTGATGAAAAACGTTGTCCCACCATTGCCTTTGACAGAAAGCGTCCACAGTTCGGTTTTGTCCTCTGCGGCGTAAAACCGCTGCGGACCGGCATAGGTTTTCTCCTTGCCGGTAAAGCCGTCCACGGCTTCCACGTCAAACGGAATGTAGAGGTCAACCGCATCCGCTCCGGCAAGGCCGCTCTCGCGCACGTTAACCGCCTTAGACGCTTGCAGCATCACGCCACGAAGTACGGTCACATACAGCTTTTGCGTTTCCTGAAACGTCTCCTTGTCGGTTTCTTTGACCGGATTGTAGATCGTTACAGTGTGGGGAGCGTACATGATCCGCACCCCCTCCCTCGGTACAGCAAGCCAGTATGGGCGAGATACTCCATGCAGGTCTCTGCAAGCAGCTTTCTTGCTCCATCCGTAGCGTTCAGCGCAGAAACGGCAGATTCGCCGCCGGTCGCAAGTGTGCGGGAATAACCGCCTACGGTCTCGCTTTTGACCTCTGCATCATTAGCGGCAGCAGTCGCAAGGTTCTTCATTGCAAGCGCCTGTGCGGCTTCGATAACCGCGTACTTGTCAACCAGCGCACAGCAGCACATCTTTACCGCATCCAGAGCCACGTTGTCCTTGGCTCGGTTCTGCGTGAAATAATCGAGGAAGGAACTGGCCCGGACAGCCAGACGCGGAAAATCCCCACTGCTTACAGTGCCCATATAGACACCGGAGTAGTATGTGTAATCAGCGTATGTCAATTGGGTCAGCTCCTTTCAAATCAGCCAGAAACAGTGACAGTGGCAGTGCCGGTCTTCGTTCCGTCCTGCTTGGACTTGGCGGTAACGGTGATGCTACCCTTAGTCTCGGCAGTGGAGACAGTCAGGACACCCTCATCGCTGATCTTGCTCTTCGCGCCATCCTGAGACCATTCAACCTCGCCGTTGATGATGCCCTCACCGTCAACCTTGGCGGTAAACAGCTTGCTCTCGCCCTCCTTTACGGTGGCGGTAGCAGGGGACACAGCAACGGTGGAAATAGCGCCGCCCTTGCCGTAAACGGAGAAGGGGAACGGGTTCACCTTTTCTGCGTTGTAAGCGTTGATGGGGTTTGCAATCTCCCAGCCAAGACGCATGACAGCGCGCAGTGCAACCATATCGTTCTGCATGAGGTTGTAGACGATGTCCTTCGTGGCGGGGTCCTGAATCACGCCCTCGGTAAAGACCTTGAAGGTCATATCCTGGCGAATAGCATAGACGAGCTGGCTCCAATCGCCGACGATCATCTGCGCCTGCGCAGGATCGAACGCGCCGTTCATGGGGAAGTACATATCCATGCCGTCAAGGCCGTATCTGGTAGCGCCCTGCATATCGGTCTTGAAGATGGGCTGGCCAGTGGTGTCTTTCAGACCACGCAGCTTGCCGCGCATCTGGATTGCAGACATTACACCGTTGGGGTTGAAGCCGTCCAGTTCAACCTTGGAAATCAAGCCGCCTTCTCCCATGATGTCGGAGTAAATGTCAGAGCTGACAGGAACACCATTGCCCGCAGCAATAGCAGAGGGCACAACGCCATCACGCCAGGTGCTGGGCTTGTTCGTGCCAAACAGCATAGCGCCGTCAATGACCTTGCCGAAAGCTTCGGTCAGGCGGGGCTTAACCTCGCCCCAGATGTCATAGTCGGCGTCATCGAGTGCTGCCTCGGGGATGGGTACGATAACTGCGATTTCCTCGGCATACAGTTTCTTCTTGTCCCATGCCATCTTAGTGGTCTGCTTGAATGCCTCACCAGCTCCGCTGTCAGAAGCTTCGCCGTTGACAAAGTACGCGGAGGGAAGTGCGTCAAGCACGTTGATGGTCTGCGTCTTGCTGGACATATTTGCCAGTCTGCGGCCCATGCGCAGAACGGCAGATTCAGCGATAGCGCCCTGCATGATCTCGCGGGTTACGGGTTCCGGGATCAGGCCAGAAAGTGCGGAACGATCAATACTTGCCATGTTATATTCTCCTTTTTGTTACTTGAGTGCGCCGCGGATCAGATTGTTCATCGCGGCATTGGTATCTGTTTTCTTTTCGCCGCCTCCAACAGCGGCAGACCAGTCGATTTTTACGCCGTCTTGGAACGCGGACGGATCGGCGCTAACTTGCGCCTTGTGCCATTCGTCAAACCCATCAAGCGCACCATCCTTGATTTCAAGGCGCTTTGCTTTCAGGTCTGCCAAATATGCCTTTTCCGCAGCCTTAGAGCTGAATTTCACGCCCTTTTCAGCAAGCGTCTTACGGATCACATCTGCGTAGTCATAATCGGCGATCTTGGACTTGTAGCCCTCGATTTCCTTTTTGAGCGCTTCCGTTTCCGCGCTGCCGTTCGCTGCGAACTGCTTGTTCTTCTCCACTTCCGCGTCCAGCTTGCTCTGAACAGTCGAAAGTGCCTTTGTGATTCGCCTGTCAAACTCCGCCTTATAGATGGGGTCAGCCAGTATTTCATCAAAAGTCATAATTTCGTCTGCCATTTTTACTCTCCTTTTATTTCCACAGCGTCATTCCCCGCTGCGTATTACAAAAAAAGAGCCAAGCAACTACAAAATGTAGTCACTTGGCTCCTATTGCCCTTTCCCGCGCCCTATTGCGCGGAAGTGCTGTATTTGATTGTTTTCTTGACCTCTAAAACGATGTACCCGCCACCCTTTCGGCGAATTTCCACATCGTTTCCGCGCTTCAAAATTGCATCGATTTCCTTTTTGGCTTCTTCCCAGTTCAATGCAGCACCTTTGTCCTTTCCCATTGCAGCGGCAACCCCGATGCTTCGCTAAAAGACTTATATTTGGCGATCAGTCTTACAAGTTTCGCATTTGCGGCGTAATATTCGTCCTTTTGCCCACTTGCCTTATACGCTGTTACAAGCCTGTCCTGCTTGATAATCTGGCGCTCAACACGCCGTTGCATCTGCGTCGCCTCGTATGCGGTGTATTTCTTCCCGTCAAACTTGCAGCCGAGATCATCATCAATATGCTCAAGCTGCCCATCTGTATATGTGCGTTCGCTTACGCCCTCAACCCAAACGTTGCGGCGGTGGCGGCAGTTGGCTCCTTCCAGGCCATCAACGGCACCCAGACCGCACACTTCGTAGATGTTCGGGTAGATGTCGCCGCTACGGGTGGAATACACCTTTCCTTGCCACTCCTTATGGCTTGACCACGGTGACGGTCCGGGCACATCACGCGCGCCGGAATGTGCGGAAACCTCAAAATACGGTGTCTCAAGATATTCCGCCGACTGCTCCGTGTACTTTGCGCATATTGGGGAAATACCCGTCATAACCGCCCGCCTTGCCGCTACATCGATCTGATCTCGGTGTCCGCTCTCATAGTCCACCACGCGCAGGCCACCGCTTGCAAGCTCCCTAACGGCGTCTTTGATTGCTTGCCCATAAGAAATAGCCCCGCTTTCTACTTTCAACGTGGCGGCATCTAAAGCCCATTGGTACGCCTTGGCAGGGGGTAGCATTGTGCGGCCAGCGTCCACTAAAAAGCCCATTGAGCGCGTTATGTTGCGCAGTGTTTGCTTCGTCTGCTCGTATATTGCCCAAGTATCTTCTACGCTTATCAGCGTTTCCGGCTGCGTGATGTGCGCAAGGTCAATCAATTCGGTGTAATACTTCTGGTTGCGCTCCACAACATCGTCAAGCAGCTCATTCAACTTCGTTTCACTGATGCCGGAAGTTTTGCGGATCGCTTTCTCAATCTCTTTTAGGTCGATGCCGTGTGACCGCAGCGCCTTGATGTCCTGAACCGTGACCTCGTTCAGTTCATCCGCAGTTTTCAACCGGGAGCAGATTTCTTCCAGCAGCGTTATTTCAAGCGCCCGGAACAGTTCTGTTAGTTCTTCCGGCAGCGCGTCAAGTATTTCCGGCCGAAACGGATATTTCATTTGCTTTCCTCCGTTTCACGATTTCATCATAGTGCGGTTTTACGCGAATTACATTCCAATCGCATTCCTCCGGCACTTTTCCGTAGAATATCACCCATTCCGGCGAAAGCCGCTTCATCATTTCCTCGTAGCCGCGCAGAAACAGCCGCTTGCTTTCCTTGTTCTGCTGTGTGCCTACCGAACTAACCGCAACTATCCCGCCGACAGGCTCGCCGTCAAAGCACCAATCATAACTATTCTCGTTGCTCCATGAAATCGTTGGATAAACCGTCATGCCGTGGAGCTGCCAGTATGCCGCCAGCCAGTGCTTGCGATAGTGGTTATATATCTGCATCGCAAGCGGCATATCTGTATATGTAGAGAAGTCCGGCGCGCACACCGCCGCAAACTGCGACAGTTTTGGAATATACTTGTCCGGCGTGTTCCAATGGCGGATAAATTGGCAATCATCAACAAAGAAATGGACGATCTTACTTGATGGATCCTTTGCGGTGTAATGGTAATTCACGGGGATAAACTCGCCATGCGGGTACGACTTGACCGGCTCGATTTGCGGGATGTCGTACTTGCCAACGCCGGGGAATATGAACTTGTCCAGATTTTCAAAGTTAATCATAAATCCCCCAGCAAACAAAAATGCCGCAAGATACATTTCTGTACCTTACGGCATAGCAAGCGCCCGGATTCTAACCGGAGTTCCCGCAGTCACGGTGTAATCACCCTATACGACTACTTGCTATGCCTATTATACCAAGCCTTTTTTACGAATGCAACCAGCTTCTTTTCGTCTGCCGTCAATGCTCTTGTTCCGCCTTCATCGTGATAATACCCGATGTGCGTATGCACTCCCTTGAATTGCTCATGGCTATGCAGAAGATTGATTGTTTTTACACGCTTTCCATCTGCACCGTAATAGCTGATTGCATTGATTTTGCCCTCATCGTTTATCGTTGCGTAAATGCGCCCTTTGGTCATAGTTTCCAATGGGTCTTTTGCGTTCAATGCCGCATTTTGCTTTACAAACTTTACGTTTCCAGCTTTTAGAAGCGTCCTAAACTCGCTCCCGTAAGGCTTTCCCTTTTCGCTCATGCCGCTGCTTGCGCCGCGTCCGCCCATTAAACAGGTCTCCATGTACCGCTGCGCTTATTAGCCCTGCGGTATTTCTTGCCGTTTACCGTAACTTCCAACGCGCCGGACTTTTGCGCTGTTACAAAGGCATTGGAAAACGCCTTGTTTTCTGCTGCTTTGCGGTTTTTACTGGACTGGTCACGCAATTTCCGCATGTAGCTATCCATTTCACCGCGCGCTCTTGCAGCTCTGTCTGCGGCGCTTCCTGTTTTCTGCGCCGTTGTCAGGCGCGCAGGCCCGCTTGCATAAGGATTAACTGCTCCTGCCGCCGTTTTGAGCGCCGTTGTTGCGAGAGTTGCCATCTGCTTTACCGCGTCTTTCTTTTCAGCGTCCGACATCTCAAGTCCATTGATTTCAGCAACGTTGCGCTCGAATGTGCGCCTGATAATATCGCCCATATCGGTTACGGACGCCGCATTTGCTCGGTCAATGTCCTGTTGCGACAAAAACCGTGCAAGGCTCATACCGCGACCACGCCCAGGTTCTCCGGCTCCAATGCCGCCACCCGCTCCACCTCTACCGCCCATTACTCTACCTCCTCTTGTCCTTCGGTTGTCATGTCCTGCATCTTCGGCAGCGCCGCCTTTGCGGTCGCCTCGTCCTCGTTCATGTATTTTGCCCGGAATTCCCAAGCGTTCATAATCCCTGCGTTGAGCATTTGCAGGTCACGGGCAAATTCGCTTTGCTTGTCCTCAATGATGGAATCATCAAAATCAATGCTGATTTCAACATTTTCGTTAAGCCCCGCGCCCAATGCCTTATTACCGAGCCGCAGAAGGACCCTGCAAAGCTCAACCAAGGCACTTTCCAAAATGACTTCATGCTTTTTGATCGTGCGGAACATGGTACTATTCTCGCTGATTACCTGCGTGGCCGTTGCCATGTTGCCGCCATCGAATCGATAATAGGTTTCACCGAACCCGCATTTGCTGGAAAGCATATTAAGTTGGTCTTGCAGACCGACATTCAGCGCAGCCGTCCGAAGTTCCGGTGCAACGGTCTCGACAACGCTCCCCTGCTGCGTATCTTCCGGGAGAAGGTAAAACCGCCTATCATTGTCATCCAGTGTCGGTTCACCATCTTCATACTTTGTCGCTGGCATTTTGACCATCATCATCATGGGGCCGTTTTCAAACTCATTGACGTAGCAGTCGTACGCAGTATCAACGCCGCGAAGAACATCAATGGAATTTGCAAAAACGGAAATGCCAACAGGCAGAAGAAAATTGAAGTTGTTTGCAATGTTCGGCTTGTCAATTACAAACTGCCGTTTATTGCTTCCGGTGTATACCACAGGGGGAATGCGCTCAAACCCGGAAACATTCTTCAAATCTTCATCGGACAGTTGCTCGTTCTGATATCGGTAAATTCGGTTTTCGATTACATACATCCCATCATTCGCTCTGCGGTGGATCTGGAAATACACATAATCTTTTCCGTCTCGCGTAACCCTGGAAGTAAAAGCGCAATCATAAATAAAGCCGTTCTGCCATGCAAGTGGATAAATGTCATGCATCGTTGCATAATCAATCGCAATGCTGGACGCGTCACCGGGGATGATCTCACCAGAATCCGTCACGCCCTGCCCCGTCACGCGGGGGATATATGCCACCGTCCCCAGTGCAGATTTCATTTCTTGCATCTCATTAGCTTTGACGGTGAAATTGTTCTCCGCCAAAACGCGATCGATGAAATCCTGTTCTTTTTTGCCCTCAAGCGTGATTTTGACTTTTTCGTTCATGAGCAGGTTCGCCCAGTCCTCGCAGACCTTTTTCCCCATGCTGAGCGTTGCTCTATTGTGTTTAGTCCACTTGTGGCCGTTATATCTGCGGTACTGGTGGAATCCCTTCACTTTACCAACGTACCACGATTCCCACAGATCAACTTGCCCATAAAACTCTTCAGAAATCGTTGTATAGCCAAGCTCTTTTAACTTTTGGATAACTGCACTGCTCATGCAATAACTCCCATTCTGCGGCTGACAGGCTCCAACGCATATCGAGTCGCGTCAATCAGGTGGTTGTTCGCGTCTGGGTATCCGCTGATAATGTCACCGTCTTTGTTTCGTTCGTATTCGTATCCAACAAATTCATCGTAAGCGTGCGGTGTGCGTCGCCTATCAATAACAATCGTTCTCCGCTGCAAAAACTTCATGCCATATTCCACAGAGCCGGGTCCTTTGACCGCTTCATACGCAGGTATCCCCATTGCGCGGAGATCAGCAACGCTCTTCGGCTCGGCGTTGTCGCAGATTGTCCTAATGTTGTTATATCCGCGCTGCTTAATCATGGTCGCGCTTTGCTCGTTGGATAATTTGTTTTGATAAATCTCGTCCAGCAGATATATCGTCTCTCTCGCCCGATCATAATGCAGCCGGATAAAAGCAAACGGGTCTGGGAACCAGCCGAAATCCACCCCCTGATAGATGCGGTCGAAACTCTTGACTTCTTCATCGGTAATCTCCCGCAGTTCCAGCTTATCAAACACATTTCCGCCGGTCCCTACCGGTATACCGAGATATTCGTGCTGATATGCTCGCTCGTCCGTCTCTTTCAGGTGTTCCGCTTCTGCAAGAAACTGTTCTCCCAACCACTCCGGCGGTGCTTGCAGATACGTAGACTTATGACACAAGCGGTCATCCCGTTCCTCCAAGCTGTCCTTGTTCGCCCAGTTGTCACGCGAGATAGGTGGGTTATAGCTTTCAAAATTCCAGAACATCGAGCCACCGCGCATGGTGGACTGTAAAATAGTTCGGATTTCCGCACGTCCGGCAAACTGATCTTTTTCTTCAAAGTGCGTCACGGCGATATAGCCAAACGGGACTTTGATAGACTTGATCTTCATCGGGTCATCAGCGCCGCGAAACATGATCTTCTGGCCTGTCGGCTTATAGATCAGCTCCATCGGGGATACTTTCGCTTCCCAATACGCCGCCATGCCCAGCTCACCGATTGCCCAGATATACTGTGCATAAACGCTATCGCGGATTGTATTTGCCACCTTGCGCAACACAAGCGCATGCGTTCCCGGATTGCCAACCAGCAAAAGCGGTACAAGAATTGATACTGTGGAGGATTTCAGCGAGCCGCGCCCGCCGCTAAAATCGTAGTGCGTATGTCCATGACGGAAAATGTCATGTGCAATGTCATAAAACGCAGGGCCGATTTTCTCGGACAGGAAAATATCAGACATCGATAATCACTTTAACAACGGAATCGGCTCTCGGGTTGTCTTGCTTGTCGAACACGCCCGTATGCTTTGCAAGCATTTCGAGTGCCTTTAGCTTGTTCGCATATTTCAAATCGCTTTCCGTGCAATCAGACGCGGGTTTGTCTGCTATTTCTTTTAGCTTTTCTATCACATAATCCTGCGTTACTTCTGTCCGCTTTTGCCTTTCTGCCTTTGCTTTCTGGATAGCAGCCGAAACGTTACTATTCGTAACTAACTGCCTGCCCTTTTCGGCGTTCTTGTAACCGGCTCTTGCGGCGGCCTGAGTGGCATTTAAGTCCACAAGATATTCTTGAACAAATCTCTCTTGCTTTGCTGTTAATGGCACTCGTCACCACCTCTCTTGTCGCATTTTTTGCTACCAGCCCCCACCCCTTGGCCTTGCATAGCAGACTTTACCCACCCCGAGGGGCTACAACGCCGCCCACATTGGGCGTTATTCTTTCCATTTGAGTTGCTTACGCAATTAGCCGTACAGAACCAGGCAAGCATACTACCCTACACAACGGCCTTGCCCAAGGGCAGCCGTTACCTCACCACTTCCGCATACCTTTCGATGAACACGCCTCAGAGTTCGCTCTGCATGGTTCTGTACGCGCTAACCACGGAACTTTTCAGCCCTGCGCCGGTATGTCGGTCGCATCCGTTTCTTCATTCATAGCCGGAGCCAGCCAAATAATAAATTCTTCGGCCTGCCGCTTTCATACAGCGCACAGGCAAGCCCCTTGTAGCGGTCTTACCCTTCCACGGTGCCGCAATGCGGTAGCATACATCTTGTGCAGACGGCTGGGCTTGAACCAGCGCATACCTCCTGGCGCGGTGCTCTACCGACTGAGCTACGTCTGCATACCCCCGGCATCCGCCGGGGTCAGGAGGAAAGAAAGGATGGAAAGAATGAGGATACGGATATAACCCCGCACCCTCATTCTCGCACATCTGTTCGTCAACATTCCTCCAAATGGAGGAATTTGAAATATTTATTTTCTGTACAATTAAGAGTTTCGCTCGCCCTCATCCCAGCAAAGCTGGTCAAGGCTGACGTTGTAATACGCAGCAATCAGTTTCAGCTCCGACAGCCCCGGTTCCCGTGTGCCTCGCTCATACCGTCTCAATGCGTCCCGGCTCAGCCCCATCAGTTCAGATGCCACATACCGGCTGACAACCGGGTGTCTGCTTTCTCGGAGCCGCTGCAGCCGTTCCGGGAATGTACTCACATAACCACCTCACATAGCCCGAACCACCTGTCCAAGTTTCATGATTCCTCCATTTCCAGCAGCTTCACCAAGTCCCAGAACTTCCGCGCATCCAGCCCGGTTTCCGTCTTGATCTTGCCCAGCCGATAGATCACACTGTTATGATGGATGTCCATCTCCTTTGCGGTTTTCACACAATTCATATCATTCTTCGCATAGATGCGCAGGAGTGATATATCTTCCTTCTGCATAGTTACCTCCCATAACGGATCTTTTTCAAATCCTTGTATCTGTCCGAGAATGGGATCAGCTCCGCCTTATCCCGGATGATCTCTTTCAGCACCCGATCCATGTGCTCCTGTCGGACGTCCGCCTCCGGGTTCCGGCAGTCCAGGGCCGGCTTGTACTCCCGCTGAACGGCAACCCAGTTATGGGTGATCCGCATGATCCGATCGTAGCCCCAGCCCTCCGTCTGGTGGAGGGCCATCTGGAGCGTGTCCATTGCAAACTGCATCGCCATCGCCGCCCCGGCGTTGAAGGTGGCGTCCAGCTCCGCCTCCCGCCGTTGCAAATACCCAGACTGTTTAGCCATCCCCGCCGTCCTTTCTCTTGCCGTAGCTGCAAAAGTCATCGGGGTTACGAGATTGCCACGAATCTTTTTGTGCGTTGCCATCCGAATAGATCTTCAGGCAAACTCCTAAATCATAGTGATTGCAGTCCTTGCACCGTGTCACCGACGTAGAACTATCTACAGTCTTATTCGCATTTCTCCGCCACTTGATATAGGCATCTCTATTCATGCGGTATTCATAGATCAGGCTTTCTGCTCGGAGGATATCCCTCCACTTATCACTTGCAGCTACCCAAGCCCAACCGGCGGCATAGATTACCAAGCTAAGAACAATCGCCACCAGCGCAACACCGCCGACAATCATAAAGGCCGCGCCAATATTCACCATCACGTTATCTATCATTCGCATTGCCCTCCGTCATGCACCGTTGTGTATTTCCCAATCAACGTGTTCAGCCTTCTCAGCCCCTCCATGGTGATTAGGTCCTGCGCGCACAGCTCGTCCCGCAGGCGTTCCAGCGCTTCGATTGGGGCCACGTCGGCGGCAGGGGCATCCTCAATCATGTCGATTGCGTCACCTGTTCCACACGCACGGCATCTTACTCCGTTGTAACTGTTGCAGCCAGCGCAATAAACTTCTTTGATGCGCTTAATTGTCGCTTCCCTCTCAATGTATTCAGCCATTGTAGCCCTCCAGTTTCAGCTCTTGCACAGTCTGGTGGATACGATTTGCGCAGGCAGGGCATATTTCCCTCACATCCACTATGTTCGGGTCGCTTGCGCAGTTGATGTCTATGTTGTTATCCACGATAACTCTATAAGTGTCCTGAATCTTGAATATTTCTTTTCCGCAAAGATCACAAAAACGCTTCGTCATGTTCTTTCCTCCCTCCCATAAAACGCCTCTAAGTCATCCTGTGCCTTGTCCACGAAATCAGGGCAAGTTACGCACTCCGGCAATGGGGCATCCGTCATGGGGTCAACCCATCCAAGGCAGTAGATGCGGTCTTTCTCGCCGTCGTTCCATTCGTGGGACGGGCGCCCTCTCTTGCCAAACGCACACTTAACCGTTGCCATCCTTCATCGCCTCCAATGCTTTCTCCGCTGCCTCGCGGGTGAGAAACACAGTCTTGCCGATTTCCTCTGGATAAAACTCCCATGCTTCGCCGTTTTCGTCTGTCCCCTTCAGGAATACGGTTTTATAGCCGTCATACCATCCGATGCGGTCTGCGTCATCCAAGGAAATTTCCCTGATCGGTTGCTCTACATAGTCTTTGTCAATTCCCCAGAATAAAACTTGATCCCCAAAGACAACCTCGAGCCAGTCCTTGCACGGCAGCACAGCCAGCCGACCGTCCTTGTCTGCTTTGGCCAGCTGGCGGAACCTGTCCAGTGCCTCACTGGCTTTTTGGTTTCCAATTAAATCCTGAAAAAACACCACAAAAGATTGAAACGCTTCTGGTGTCATGCCCGTGTCTAAATACTGACGCAGTAACGGGCAGTGTGCAGCCACAACCGCTGTGCAGAACCCGCCGACCGCAGTACAGTTCCCGTTATCCTCATGCCTAAAGCGGCAACGCAGGCAATTAACATTTTCCATCACATTCCCTCCCTTTCAGTTTGATTCCATTCGCCTGCTCCACTCTCGTCCAGCCGCCTGCGCCTTGTCCAGCTCCGACAGTGCCCGATTCATAACATCCTGCGGGATATCCTTAATGGGCTTGCCATCGTATGGGCGAAGGAGGTCAAAATAGGCTGCATAGTGCTTTCGTTCTTCGTCAATCAGCTTCACACACCTTTCGTGGTGGGCGTCGTTGCGCTGGAGCCTAATTCGTCCCAGCGCACGATCCAAATAATACGGGCCTGTCTTCATGGCCAGCATTTCTACCACTTGCAGCAGTTCCGCCTTCGTCAGATCACTTGGCTTCAGCATTTTCCACCTCCGTAAGCCAGAACTCCTTTTTGCACTCATAGCAAGTTTGCTTGTTGCAGTTGATACCCATATCGCCGAATATATCCATTGGGCAGGCATTAAGACAGCCAGAATCAATTTGTGCGTCGGGGTAATACTTCAAGAACTCGCTCTGGCGGGTTTTGGCGGGGTGCTCGGCAGCCCACTTTTCGACAATGGCAACGGCCTCCTCCGGGTGGTTTTTTTGCCAGGTACTGCAACCTCCATTAACGCGATAGACTTCCCCAAACTCACATTTACGGCACTTAGCGTTGCACATTCTGCGCAACGTTTTCAAAAACTTTACAGCATCCATCATTTCACCTCCGGCGGCTCCGGTCTTTTTAGCTCAAACTGACTATATGGCATAACACACAGCTTCTTGGAATCGCAGTCAGCCATGCCGCTTACGATGCCCTTGCAATGAGCGCAATACTGGCACATCCACGTCTTTCCGGCTTTTCTGACATCCGCAATTATCGAAATAACATAGTTGCGTTCAAGCATCAGTTGTCTATTCTGCCCCCGCAGTTTCTCAATTTCTTTCGCCTGCGCATCAATGATGCTGCACTCATACGCTGACGGCACCCACTGCGTAGGGAAGTCCGAGCTGTCCACCTGCGGGATCATGTCTTTCCATCCGCTGTCACCTGTCAGCGCCTCTACGATGTGATCAGTTTTCATAATTCTACCTCCTCCACCTGCAGCCGTTGCAGGCCCCCTCATGGGCCAGCGTGTAGTTTCCGCATTTCAGGCACAGTTCGTTTCGCAGTGCGTCAATTTCTTTCGTCTGTGCTTCGATCCGGTCAGCGGCTTCCGCCAGGTCTTTCTCCAGCCCTCCCAGCGGATTCATCATGTCCCCATTTTCCCACCAATCTGCGTGTTCACGCAGCGCATTTACGAGGTTTGTATCTCTCATAATCAGCCCTCCAATTCCCCGCCGCAGGCAGCGTAACCGGCGAGGTCAATCCAGTCGGCGGCTTCCGCGGTCACCAGCGCAGCCGCTTCCCGCAGTTGCTCGTTCTGCCCCCGCAGCTTCTCGATCTCTTTTGCCTGCGCTTCAATCCGGTCGGCTGCGGCAAGCCCCACCGCGTCAACATCGCAGGAGGGCCACTCCGTCAAATTGACTTTTCCCGCCAGATTTTCTGGGACCGGCTCAGTCTTGTAAAACGGGCATTTCTTGCAGTCGCCCATTGGCCCGCCTGCTGTTGAAACGCATCTCAAGGCATTTACGAGTTCTTGATCTCTCAAAATGGTAGCTCTCCTTCCTCATCCTCCGCGAGCCAGAATGCCTTTCTACACTCAGAGCATTTAGGTGTACCGCACTCTTTCCGCATCTTTCCGTAAATATTGCAAGGGCACAAAGTTAGACAACTATCCGTTTCGCCAACATCTGCTCCCGGAAACATCTTTAAGAACTCGCTCTGGCGGGTTTTGATAGGGTGATCGGCGGCCCACTTTTCGACGATGGCAACGGCCTCCTCCGGGTGGGTTCTTTGCCAGACAGGGCAGGTTTCAATCCCGCTACGTACTTTCCTAAACTCGCATTTGAGGCACTCACAGTGGCACATTCTGTCCAATGTTTTCAAATACTCCACAGCATCCATTACTTTTCCTCCTCAATGGTGACCTCCACGTGGGAGGCTCCGGTTGTCTGGTACTTCCACACCGTCAAAACTGCGATTGCGCTATCATCGTTGTAAGCGTGGCCGTTCAGCGCGTCCAGAATGGCTTTCGCCACATTGTCGGCGTCAGGGCGCTTAATGTGGGGCGTGCCGTCCATTGCAGCGGCCTTTTTCTTTGACGTGCTTTTTGGCACCGTAAAGAACGCCGTGATGGTGGCCCTGAGCGGCACACCAGCCGCAAAGCCTTTCCCGCTCTGGCACTGCCAGCACAGGACTACCTTGTTCTCGTAGTTCCGCGTTTTCTGCGGGGTATGTGCGTGGCCGTCCTTCGTGAACCGGGGACGGCCCTTGCCCACCGGAATGCCGGGGACTGTGAATGTAACCTTCATCGCTTTTCTTCCTTTCCGTCAATGATAATGCTGACCACCCGGACGCGGCCCAGAGGCTCCAGCAGCATGGCTACCGCCTCCTTCGTTCCCTGTGCGTCCTCGCCGTAAATATCAACCACGATCCGCATCATTTCCCAGATCACCATCCAATTCCAGGTACGGCTGGAAGGATCGCATTTTTTTACCGCACCTTGCGCACTTGTAGTTATACATGGCATCGCAGTAGCAGCAGCCTGCTTCATCGTAGCTGTAATCAATTCCAGTGCGTTTCCAGTCATGCTGCTCGCATGGGCAAAGCCGTTCTTCCAGCTCTGCCACGCGATAACTCAGCCGGACTATTTCTGCTTTCAAGCGCTTATTTTCAAACATTTTTCAATCATCCCCTCCTGAATTTGGGGCAGTAGTGGATCACGAACGAGGATGCTACCCGTGTGCCGCCCTTGCCCTTGCCGCCGACCTTCAGCACCCGGCTTGTTGGGGTGGCGTCCCAGCCGGGGACCGGCTCCAGATGGTCGGACCACTCACAGCCGCCGCAGGCGTTGGCGCATGTCCAGCAAAGCTGCGTGGACTGGTACTCAACCTTGGAGGCTTTCTTATGCTTCTTCTCCCGTGGGGGATAGCGGCGGATCAGCTCGTCCAGCCGAAAATTACTTGCCATTAAACACCTCGCATATCTGCCAAAGCGCACCATTCGGAGTAGGTCATCCCCTGCTTTTTCGCTTCGGAGGGTGTGGGGATACCGGCCTCATGCCAGCGCTCGTGCTGTTCACCTGCCTTGGCGTAGAATTTTTCCAGATGGGCGTCGGACGGTTCCGGCATGGGGGCCTCCTTCGCTTCGAGTGTTTCCGGTTTGGGCAGGTAGAGAACCAGCTCCGATGGGTTTGGGTAAAAAGGGTTTTCCCGCGCCCGCAAAATAACGGCTCGCTTCGCGTCCTCATAGGCCCACGGCTCCAAGATCATCTGCCATGCCGCCACAGCAACAGAGCCTGTCTGGTTTTTTGCGCTTGGGTAAATCGTTCCGAGCAACGCAAACAGCTTTGTGATATCTTGCTTGTCCATGTACTTCTCCTGATAGTCTTACGTAGTAATACTCTCTCTCACTAAGATAATATATATATTTATTATTTCTCTGAGAGAGAGAATATTTCTTCTTAGAGGGGGGTGTGGGGGGAGACTTTCTTCTTTGTTCACCTGCTATCGTGCTGCGGCTTGCCTTGCATCCGCCCGTCATAGCCATAATGGTACACGCGGCAACGTTGTTGCTTAAAACGGAAGATCCCCATCATCCTCGATCTCGCTGAAACCGCCCTGCGGTTCGCTCTGCGCCGTGTCCCCGCCATCCCGCTTGGAATCGCCAAAGTACACGCTGTCGGCAACGATCTCGGCGGTGCGGCGTTTATTGCCCTCCTTGTCGGTCCAGTCACGCAGCTGCAAGCGGCCCTCCACCACGGCCATGCGGCCCTTAGAGAAATACTTGCTCACAAATTCGGCGGTGTTGCGCCATGCCACCACGTCGATGAAATCCGTTTCCTTTTCGCCGGACTGGGACTTGAAATCCCGATCCACCGCAACGGCGAAGGATGCCACCGCCGTGCCGCTGTTGGTGCGGCGCAATTCAGGGTCACGGGTCATCCGGCCCATCACAATAATTCTGTTCAGCATGAAGTAGCTCCCTTTCTGTAAATCATGTCCTCCCGGTTCCAATCCGGGTAAAATGCTTTCATGTACGCCACCAGCCGCACGTAGATGCGCTCGCGGTCTCGTAATGGCCCCTCGTCAAACAGGCGGTGGCAGCGAGGGCAGAGGGTTGCGATGTTCTGCTCAATTCCTCTGCCTCCTTGCGAACGCCGTACCACATGGGCCACAGGCGCACCTGCGGGAGACCCGCAGATCACACACTGGTGATTGTCCCGCACCCATACCACAACTTTCACGGATTGCGGAATGGACGTGGCCTTTGTCATTTTGTGCATCCCCATTCCTCCATCATCCCTGCCAGCTTGTCCGGAGGCAGGGTCTCGATATCTTGCTCCTGGCAGTCCTGCACCGCCATATCGATCAAATGTGACATTTGCCGGGTGTTGTAGGTGCTGGAGCCATAATACAAAATCACGTTGGTGCAGCCGGGAATCTTGCTTGGCATGGTATCCGTCTGCCAGCCCAGCCCATTGTGTTCCCACCCGTTCCGCAGCTTTTCCACGGCTGAATCGATCACGCAGACCATTTCATGATTGCCGCCGATCTCTCGGATATACCGTCGGTAGATTTCCGTTTTGGGAACCCGCAGCTTTTCAGCCAGCCGGTCAACCAGAACCCAGAAGTACGCATTCGCATCGAGGCTCCGCTTCTCCCGGTGTTCCTTGATCTCCACGTCATAGGCTTTGCCATCTTTCAGGCTATCAAGCACCTGTCGCGCCTTGTTGGTCTGTATGCACAACCAGTCTCCGGCGGCATCCATCGTCCAGCGGAACGATGTGGCTTTAACCTGCTGCATCGTTGGCCTCCTTGGCCTCGGCTACGCACTTCTCGCACAGCGCATGGCCGTACAATTCCTTCGCTCTCGCCGCCAGACGTGCCGCCTTCACCGTGGCTCTGCCGTCAAAGTAATCCATCACCTGACCGCCGCAGCGCTCACAGATAACAGTGGCATCGCCCTGCGGGGGAAGTCTGTACCCCGGCTTCTGCCGCGTTGGGATCGCCGGTTCCTTCGGTCTGCTCGGCTCTGGCGTTTCCGCGTCTGGGTCCTTCATTTCCTCAGTGGGGATGCAGAATACCTGGAAAAACGCATACTTCATGGCAATCGCCATCGCCTTGTTGCTGGCCTTGTCTCCGCTGTCCATACCCTCGCCGATCACCACCGCCGAAACGTTGGTGCCATCCTCCGCGTAGAACGTGTATTTGATTTTCAGCATGGAATACAGAATCGTACCGCCCTTGTTGGTCACACGCTCCTCCCGCGACTGATCGATCACCTCCGGCACAACGAATACCTTGTGCTTGGAGAGGATCGGCTGCAAAGCGTTCATCACATCGTCGATGCCGCGATACTTGAAGCCCTGCTGTTGGTTCTTCTTCTCCTTCCCAATCGCTGGAATCTCCTGCATGATTGCGGTAATGCTTTCAAAGATATTCATCACTTCACCCCCACGCTATAACCATCCACCAGCTCCGCGCCGGGGACGGCTTCTGTTTTCAGGATCTTAGCAAGTTCCGCTTTGCTGATGGTTGGTTCTGCATACTGGATGCAGTCCTCATGTGCGTGGTCCTGCAGCCATGCCAAAACAGTGTTAGGGTCAGCCACATTCACGCTGGTAGTCTTGCGGAAGTTCACCGCGCAGCGGGGGGATTCAAATTTCTGCCCCTGCAAGGCATACGCCAGATAGTCCTTGAGGCGCTGGGCCTTGTTCTCCGCCGCCTTCTGCCGTTCGGCAAAGGCGAGCTTCTCAGCCTTGTAGGCAGCGGCATCCGCCACCAGATTCTTGTAATATAGCGCGATGTTCTCGATCTTCTGATCCCGTGCCATGCTCAGTTGGTCGAAGGCGTCAAAGTCGCTGACCTCGCCGGTCTCCGGGTCTACCAGGGCCGTAATGGCCGCGTCAATTTCGTAAAGGTTCATTCTTTCCTCCTGTATCTCGCAAACCGCACGTTCTCGCCGTAGCGGTTCTTCTGTGTGACCGTCTCCACGTCCAGCGCCACGCCGTCCCGCCGCAAGTCGGAGACCCGCGCCGTGAAATTGGCGATGCCGCACTCGCTCATGGCCTCGGCCCGTGTGATACTGCCGTGTTCATCCAGATACTTCAAGATCCGCTCACACTGGTTCATATCAATCCTCCGGGATGTCGATGATCGCGATCCCCATGGCCCGCGCCACGGCTTCCGGATCGCTGTCAACCTCATCCTTGAGCCAATCCTTCGCGCACTCCGGGCAACAGCACTCGCCGTTGATAAGGAACCCCGGAGCCACATCGTCAAACGCATTGGGGTTCATGACGATGGAACATCTCGCGCACACCGGATAGATCTTCATTTCCACGCATCCCCTCTCTTCCACGCTTTCGTGGCGTTGGATTGCTGGGCGTAACCCGCTGTGATAGCGCCGCATGTGGAGCACTGTACATAGTGCTTAAACGGTGCGTCCGTGGACTGCACACGCTCACCGCTGTCCATGCCGCACACCGGGCAGAGATCCAGCGGATTGCGCTCATGCCGATTCTTTCTGTTCATCGCGCACTCACCACCATGTACAAAATGGTGATCAGCAGCAGGGCCAGAAAACTCATAAAGCCAATCCATGCGGAGGCGTCCGCCTTCCGCTGCTCTCTGGTGCGCCGTTCATGCTTTCTCATGCGGGTCCCCTCCTTCAATCAGGTCAACGATTTTGAATACCCAAGTGGCCGCATACGCCACGCCCAGGTTCATAAAAAACAGGTTCCAGCTCATTGTTTGATGTCCCCCTCTTTGGTGTAAACACCGTCAAACTCAAGGCCATGCTCCCTCGACCAGATCTTGCCGAACTCCGTCATGATCTTCACCGGGTCAGGCGGAGACACCCAGATCACCCGGTATTCGATTTTTCGTTTCTTCGCCATTGCCTTTTCCTTTCCCCTGTGCTAAAATAGCCACAGGACACATATCTGAGCCTAAGATTTGTTCCGCCGCCCTGCCCGGTCTGCAACACCGGACGGGGCATTTTTTATACTTCGTCTCATACACTTCTTAGCCGCGCTCATCGATTCCATTGCTGCGCTTTGCCCAGCGTCTCTCTGCCATACCGTTGCTGTTCTTAGCGATACATCACTTCGCTATTCCACCGCCATTCTCATCTAAGCATTTCCTACGCTTTTCTTTGCATTTCTCTTCCTTGGCTTTGCGCTGAATTGCTTCTCTGTGCGTTGCCTTTGCATAGCAAATCACTGCATTTCCGTTGCTTTGCGGAACGAGCCGTGGCCTTTCCTTTGCTGTGCTTCGCCTTGCTGTTCCGTGGCAATGCCTGGCGATGCCCAACCGTTCCGTCGCGTTACTGGATCTCCTCCCATGTGAACCGGCCCTTGCCGCTGTTGCGCCACTGGCCGATGCCGGAAAAGCGGCCATAGTCCAGCCATTCCCGGACAGCTTTCTCGTGATCGTCGCAGAGGCAGGTCACCCGAAACTCACAGGTAGCGCCTGCGGGGATCTCTTCACTCATGGCAAGGCTGATGCGCTCGCCCTGGGCCGTCTGCGCTCTCAGGGGGCGCTGGCACTCACCAACGGGGCCGTCAAACTCCAGCGGGATCACGCGGGGCTCCGGGAAGATCAGCTTATCAATCTCCTTCTTGTAGGCCTTGATCTTCTCACTGGCCGTGCCCTTGACCTTGCGGAGGCCGCCGCAGGTGTCTTTGAAAAAGCCTTTGATCTGATAGTCATACAGGAACGGGGTACCGTCCTCCGTCCGGGGAAACACCGTCATGGCCTTTTCCGCCACGGCATCAGCGCCCAGCGCGGCAACTTCGTCCTCAATGTTTAACGCATCCGGGGATTTGGAACCGATAAACTCCCGATATACGTCTGGGTTTGCAGGGCTTGTCCCAAGAATGGGTTCCGTAAATGTGATCCGTACCTTAATTTCCTTCATTCCTTTTTCCTCCTGTTATTGCTCACTGCTGGGTTCGAACAGTTCGTTCACCGTCACGCCGTACATCCTTGCCAGCTTCTTGTGGTACTTACGTGCCGGTCGCCAGTCGCCCAGCTCCCAATGCGTCACACAGGACAAGTCCACATTCAGTTTCTTTGCTACCTGTGCACGGGTCAGGCTGGAACGTTCTCGAAGTTCCTTCAATGCCAAGTCATGTGCCCTCCTTTCGGTGTGAGAAATCATTGACTGCGGCAGAAATATGTGGTATGGTAAGCATGGGAGTTAAACTACGCGCCAAATGGCGTACTCTGTTGCAGAGGGGTATTCCATTTAGCAAACGAGTTCGCTTCCAACCGCCCCGAAGTTTGTTGCAGAGACTTCGGGGCGGTTTTTTATCTCTGCCGCAGTCAATACCCGCCGAAACCTCATGAATGTGAGAAATCACGCTTGACACGACCCGGAAAGCGTATTACAATGAAATCGCCAAAAGACATTGCAAGAGCCGCTTTTATGGGGGCTGGTTTTCGTGTACCCTTTTCCGGTGGGCTTAGGTATATGATACCTCACATTCAAACCGTTTGCAATACCTAATTGGTTTAATTAAACCGTTTTGTATGGTTGCACAAAATTTGGGGGCTAAATATGGATATAACGCTAGAGAGAATGTTGACTTTAATCCCCAAAAAAGAAAACGGAAACTTTAAGCACGGAGCATTGTCTCAATTTGCACGTTCGATAGGATTTAAGGACGGTCACATTGTTTCTGATTGGATTGCCGGGAATTCGGAATCATACAAGAATTACATCTACCAAGTCTCGGCACTATACCACGTATCCGTTGAATGGCTCCAGGGCAAAACGGAAGATAAGAGCATAAAAGAAACCCCCGATCCGAAGATCGAGGGTTTCTCAGAATTACAGCAAGCTGCTATTCAATTTGTGTTATCGCTGCCGCCGGATAAGCTGGAGCGTTTTGTGAAAATGGGGCGCGCTGCTTTTGAGGAAGGAAAATGAAAGAAGCATTTATTTCTATTGGTTGCGCTCTGATTTCAGGATTTGTCGCATGGATTGTCGCAAAGCAAGCGGCAAAGGCCGAAATCAAGAAATTGCAAACAATTTGGGCGCATGAAAAAGAAACGGCCTGCGAGACGGAATTTGACAGTATGGCCGCTGCCGTTACACTTTATGCGAAATGGCCTTCCCCAAAGGGCTTTCAGGACGCCACCAATGCCGTTGCCATTTATCGGGCAAAGGTAACCGGAGAAATGGCGACAGAGGTTGACAAACTAAACCGGATGATTGTCAGAACTTCATCTGGCTATGAAAACATTTTGATACAGTTAGATGCCATAATTGAGCGCAAGCGAAAGGCCAACGGTTAAAACGTAGCCTTTCCGGCTTCGCCCTCTTTCCAGAATAGTTCAAGTTCCCCGGTAAACAAGTTCTTTGCCATCTTGTATAAGTCTGCCATTGCAACTTCGCGTTCCGAAGCGTCACATTCGATGCCGATTTCCCGCTCGGATTCGCCTTCTTTACTGATCGCCCAAATTTTCATTTTAAAGCCTCCATGATTTTCAGCAGTTGTTCATCAGATAACTTTTGTATCAGGTCAATGGCTTCTGCCAGCAGTTCTTGATACTCTATTGTATCACTTTTCACGTCATTACACAACATTTTGTGTCCCTCCAAATAATTGTAGTAACGGGGCTATATGTCGATTATTGCACTTTGTGCAGTCGAAAATATAAGAAAACGGAGAGTTGAGATGAAAAAGTTTTTGCTCATCACGATGTCTTTGGTTCTCGCATTCGGCATGTTAACCGCCTGCGGGGGAACGAATCAGACCGACCCCAAAAACGAGCCGGTAACTCCACCCGATCTCGTTGGAGAGTGGAAGCAAACAAACAGCAATGCAGATGACGCATGGCAGGCCGCTACCATTGCCGGAGATGCCATTGAGGTGTATTGGGTATCTGATAACGGTGACACCAAAGCCCTCTATTGGGCCGGTTCTTTCGATGCCCCTACCACGGCGGATGAACCGTACACTTGGGAATCAAAAAATGATAAAGATCAGACCGATATGGCAATTCTCGCCAGCGGCGATGACACCAAGACGTTTACCTATCAGGACGGCGTAATCAGTTACGAAGTGTCTGCCATGGGAGTTACGCAGACCGTAAAACTTGAGAAGCAATAAGTAACTAAAGGCCCCGCCGCCCTCTGCAACAAACGGCGGGGCCTTTTTGCAGCCAGCGGGGAGCGACCGCCGCTGCTTGATTTGACCTTATCACGCTTTACCTTACTACTTCAATACCAAGACTTTGCAACATGACAGCATTCGACAGACCCACTTTTGGCAAACTTATTGCTCAAAAACCGAAGAAATTAAGGTGATGTAAATGAACATCCAAGAAGTGTGCAGAATCCGTAAAGAAGAATTGAAACTGACCTATCAGGACATTTCCGACGTTTCCGGCGTTCCGTTGTCCACCGTTCAGAACTATTTTTCTAAATTGTCGAAAGCTCCATCTTTTTATACCGTTGTTGCAATCTGTAAAGCTCTTGGCATTTCGATCGATAAGACGTGTGAAATCATAGAACACTTAACGCCGACTGAGGAAACCTTACAAGCGCGGAACGATGAGTTGGAACGCCATGTTGACGCGAAAGCGGACATGATTGAGATCATGCGGCGCGGTGTCCGTATCCGCAACAACGTGATTGCTATAATGTTTGTCATTATCGTTCTGCTGGCTGCATGGTGCTTGTACATTGATTGGAGGGGGATTTGATGAGAGCGGCACTATATATCCGCGTCTCGACGGAAGAACAGGCGCGGCACGGCCTGTCATTGGGGGATCAGCGGGAATCCTTGTTGACATATGCCGCAGACAACGGTATGGAGGTTGTCGGCGTATACGAGGATGCTGGAATATCCGCAAGAAAACCATACAAGCGGCGACCAGCACTTCTGCGTTTATTGGCCGATTGCAAAGATGGGAAGATCGACACAATTTTATTTGTCAAACTGGACCGTTGGTTCCGCAGCGTAGCCGGATACTACGCCGTGCAGGAAGAATTAGACCGCTGCCACGTCACATGGCAGGCCACGCGGGAAGATTACGAAACTCGCACGGCATCCGGGCGGCTAAAGGTGAATATTATGCTGTCGGTAGCGCAGGACGAAGCTGACCGCACCAGCGAGCGAATCAAGGCCATTAACGAAGGCAAGCGATTGAAGGGCCAGCCTACCACATGGAGAACACCCATCGGCATCTGCGTAAAGAACCGGCACTACGCCATAGATGAAGAAACCGCAGATGCGGCGCGAGATATGTTTCCTGCCTTTATACGGCTGCAAAGCATCCTTGCTTTAAGGCGGTATATGGCAACGGAGTGGGGGATCAAACGCTCGTACAACAAATACAAGGATGCTTTGGGGAACCGGCTGTACTTAGGTGAGGCGTTCGGAGTGGAAAACGCATTGCCAGCGCTCATCGATCAAGAAACCTTTGACCTTGCCGGAAAAATCCTGGAACGGCGAAGCCAGCGGAACGCCAGTGCGGATCGAATATATTTGTTTACCGGGATTCTCCGCTGCCGGGAGTGTGGGAGAAACATGCAGCCGGAGACTGTAAAACAGGTGTACAAGTACTACCGATGCAGAACGCACACACTTGACCCAGCCGACTGTCCGCACATTCTTAGAATCCGAGAAGACGTGCTGGAGGATTACCTCTTGCGCGAATTTGAGGGGATCGCAAAAAAGTATTACTCCAAATCAAAAACCGCAGAAAAAAAGCCGCCCAAAACGGCGGAGCAAATCAAGCGGAAAATGCAAAAACTAAAAGACCTGTATCTGTCGGATTTGATTGAAATCGAAGAATACAAAAAAGACTATACGGACTTGAAACAGCAGCTCGCGGCAATAAACCCAGAGCCTATAAAAGAATTTGATCTCGAAACCTTACGGCGGGAATTGAAGGAATATCCTGATTTAGACCGGCAGGCAAAGAAAGAATTCTGGGTACGCACGATCCAGCGCATCGACGCAGACAATGACGGTGCGTTTTTTGTAACGCCTAGTTAGTCTTATTTTCATGTCACAACGCCTACGTTAAAATATAACTAACCCCCCGGCATTTGCCGAGGGGGTTAAGTTTAGTTTTCCAATTTCCGCATGACGCTATTATAAACCCGCTCGTTGACCACTTTCAAGCTGTCCATTAGCTCGTCCATGACCTCCCACGCACGGGCTGGGTCAACGTTAGACACCGCCCGGAGGAAATCGCTGTCAGGCGCGGGGGCCTCAGAATACGCCTCAACCATACGAGATTCCCTCACCGGCTCTCGGTTCTGGTTTTGGATGGTATACAGCGCCGCCAGCTTTTCATAGTTTGACCAGCTGGACTCTTCTGTTTCTAACCGCTTGATCCATAGCGCCAATTCTCGCTCGTCAATCATTGGGGCCTACCCCCTTATTCCTCCATCATGTCCATTGCACGGCGCAGGGCATCCTTGATGCGGTCATCGTCGGTCTCCCGCATCATATCGTTGATCTGGCTGCGCAGATGCTCAGTTGCGTCCGTGCGGCTGTAATGACCACGGACATAATGCCGACGGGCATAGGAGCTGCCACGGCTGTAGCCACGCAGGTCATCGTCCAGATAGCGCCCGGAATAGCCGCGCTCGTCCATTGCCTCGATCTTGTCGATGTTTTTGATGGTGTCCGTCAGCTTGTGTGCAATGTCCAGATCACCGGCCCCCAGCTCGCCCTTGCGGGTCAACTCGTCAAGTTCCTTGCAGAGCATATCCCGCAGTTCATACATAGATTTCATTCCCATTGTGTTCTCCTTTCTCAGCAAACTCTGGTAATGATAAGGTTCGCGCTGTTCACGTCAATGGCCTCGCCACTAACGTTGCGGATGGACAGCGCCGCGCAGCAGCCCTTTGTAACGTCAACGTACTCGGATGCAGCCACGTTAAAAAATGCCCCTGCAACCGTGGGCGTCACCGTCGCAACGGAGGACGGGAGCGGCTCACCGTCAACCGCAATGGCAACGGAGATGGGACCGGGTGTCCCGCCAGTGCTTACGGCAATATTGCCGATAAAGTCCACCTTATAGCGGACGCGGCACTGGGAGCAGTTACCACGGAGGTTAAACAGACCGGAGCCTGCGCGGTGCGTCACAAGGCCCTTGGTGCAAGGGATCGGTGCCTCGGTAAAAAGCACGTTCTGGTTTGCCGCTACGGTCTGTGCGGCAATGGCAGTGTATTCAGGCATAGAAATCTCCTTTCATAAAATCAGCGGCAGGGCTACTGCCCCGCCGCTTTGTCATCAGTATCGGCATGGGGCCGACCATTTCCCCAGCATGGAGGAAAAGCTACGCTATGCAGTTGTCAGCAACCGCATCCGGCAAACTGGTTGCAGCAATAGGGGTTCTGCACCGTGTAGGCCGGAATGGGAGAAGGCCGGAGCTGGGATACCAGATAGCTGTTCTGTGCCGCCTGAGATGCGGCCAGCTTCAAGCCCTGGTTCTCGCTCTGGAGATCCTGCAGCTTGCTCTGGGTCAGGAAATCGAGGATTGCGCGGCTGTTGCTGTTGGCATTGTCGATAATGTCCCGGGTGGCGTTCTGCACCGTGTTCCGGGTATCGCAAGCCTGAGCGGCCATGTCATAGCGCACGCCCTCGATGCTGCGCTGGGTGTTGCAGCAGCACTCAGCGGCCTGCATCTGCATGGCAGTCAACTGCTGCATGAGAGCCGCCTGCTGAGTTGCACGGGAAAGCTCAGCCTGCCCAAAGCCGTTGGCCATCGCCATGTTGGTGCCGTTGACAAGCTGCGCCTGCTGGTAAAATCCGTCGCAAAGGCCCTGATTTACACTGTCGATCTTGCGCTCGACATTGGCAAAGTCAGAGGTCAGAACATAGCCGTCGACCACGCCGCCGGAATTGCCAGCATTGTTGCCAAAACCATTGCCCCAGCCACCCGCAAAGATAAACAGGAACAGGACAATGAGCCACAGAGCGCCGTTGTCGCCCCAGCCGAACCCGCCATTACCGCCAGTATTGGTGGGTGCCACAGGCATAGTCAGCATGGGAGCGCCGTCAGAGGAAAGAGACATAGAAAAACTCCTTTCAGTTTTTTATTATCAAATCGTGGCCACGATTTTGATTACCGCAAAAAGCTCTCAAATTGCTTTGCCATTGCCTGCAGCTGGTTCAGCTGCTGCTGGCTCATTTTGCCGGATTGCAGCAGCTTTTCCACCTCCGCTTTTGGATCTCCCTGAAACGTGGTGCGGAACTGGTTAAATTGCTGCATGAGCCGCTGGAATTGGCCCATCGGCCCCGGCATCTGACCGCCGCCCATGGCCTTAAAAAAAGGATTAGCCATCAGCGTCAGCCTCCTTTACTTTCTTCGCGGGCTTTTCTTTGCCCCGAATTTCGCCCACAATCGCCGCCAGACGGTCAAACTCCTCCCGCGTGACAAAATCCACGGCCTTAGCCTGCAGTGAGGCAGGCGGCGTCTGAGAGCGCTCTACGAGGTCATAAATTTTAAGGGACGGTTTGCCGCTGGCGTCCGCCTGCTTGAGATAGACGGTGGGAGCCGTACTGTCCCACAGCGCCACGGCGGCGTTGGGCGCGATCATCCAGTTTCGTGCCTCCTGTTCCCCACTGACCCACTGGACACCGCTCTGCGCCATCGGATTCTGCGGGGGCTGCGGCATCTGGGGCGTCATGGGCTGCATCTGCTGCTGGCGCATCTGCATGAGGTTATCCGGCATAGGCGGTGCGTAATAGGGATTTTGCCATCCGTAAGGTGTGTAAGCCATTTTAGTCATCCTCCTTGACCCAATAATACAAGATGTTCTCGTTGCTGCTGTCCCAGCTGTCCCAGATCATGCCGTCGCAGACGCAGACCACATGGCCGGACAGCGCCAGAATATAGGTGCCTTTTGGGTGATCCTCCGCAAACTGCCCCACCGTGTAGCAATCCGGGCAAGTATCCGGCACGATGTACCGCCGGTATCCAATGCTCCGCAGGTACCGCCCCCAACAGGCGTTGGCTGACGGCATATCGCCGTCCAGATACCCTTGGATGCAGAGCCGTAAATACACCTCGCCCCACTCCATCCCGGTTGCCTTAGAGATCGCCCGCACGGTGCAGTCCCCCACATTTTTCCCGCATGGATTGGGATTAAAGTGGCTATACATACTCCCTCCGATCATCGTAGAGCAGCTCGATCATGCGCACACAGCGTTCCAGCTCCGCCGGATCGGTCTGAGCGACAATATCTCGCGCCAACTCCGCCGGATACCCGCAGGCCAAAAGCCGCTCGTACATTGTGTGCGCCTCCTTTTACACTTCTATGATACAAAAAATCCAGTCAGCCAAACTGCCCGGAAACTGCCTGTATTCTGCCCTCAAACTGCCCTGAAAATATTTTGACTTTTTTGCTTTTCTCGCTTGACACACCACCAAATTGGTGGTATTATAATAACAACAAGAGGGGCACAGCCCAGGAGGAAAATAAAAATGAAAATTACTGATGGAAAGAAAACCGTAGAAATCAAGATTCAGCGCTGGAATGGTTCCGGATATGATCCGGACTGGAGCCGCGATTATTTTACCGCTGGTTCCCTGCCCTATGATGAGGAAACTGATACTTATACCGTTGAGGATGTTGATTATTGCATCGAAATGGCCAACAACAGCACCTGCGAAGATGGCGCTTGCATCAAATATGACGAGGACGGAGTCCTTGTCCCTGACGAAGATATGGTCGTCTTTGTTGACGAACTGAATTAAGGAGGATATACCATGACTGATAAACAGTTCAGCACCCTCTTTTTCGGTGCACTTGCCGACCAAGACCGGGACATGTATGTATCAGACTGGGCGCTATCTGACATCTGGGGGGATCCGGAAGGCGCTGACATCCCGGATGATCGGATCCAGTCCTTGGGAGCGTTGTGGGATGTGGCTCATATTACGATCCGCGAGATCAGAGCAGCCACTGGCTTGTCTCAGGTTGCTTTTGCCCAGCGCTTCTGTATCCCGCGCCGGACGGTGGAGAATTGGGAATCCGGGGCAAGCGCTTGCCCGGACTATTTGCGAATTTTGCTGGCGCAAGCCGTAGGGCTATACACACGGGGCTAAAATATGCGGCTCAAGGCGTGCGTAAAATGCGGGAAGTTTTTTCCCGCCATCAAAGTTGAGCAGCGTGTATGTGCGGAGTGTTTTGCGGCAGAGAGATCTACCACCATACGCCCACGGACTTGCCGCGAGTGTGGCGCGACCTTTGACGGTGGCCCTCGGGCTTGGTACTGCCCCAGTTGCCGGGCCATCCGCAAAAAAGAGTCAGCTGCACGATGCCACAAAAGTGGAACAATCCGGCCTCTTGGCAGTATTGACCATTGTACGATCTGCGGGAAAGAGTATATTGTCAATTCGGCGCGCCAGCGGTACTGCAAAGACTGTGCCCCGGGAGCATATCGTCAGGCGGACCGCGAGGCATCCAAAAAATGGAACGAGGAAAATAATTATTATGAGCTGCGGGCACAGAAGCCGCGAAGAGGTCAAAAAGTCTGCGTGATCTGTGGAAAACCGATTTCCCCCGGAACCCCTCGAATCACATGCTCTGAGGAGTGTAACAGGCTCCGGATAAAATGGCATCAGGAGCGCACCCAAATCAGACAAGGAACCCAGAAAGCGCCTACCACAGTCAACCGCTTGGACAAGGATTTTATGGCGCAGCGCAAGAAAAAGCGGGAAGAAAAATAGAAAAAGCCGTGTCCGATTCGGACACGGCTTCTCTCTATCCCTGCATATCATCCGCGATCTTGGCGTAGGCCCTTCGCCGGATTTTGGCTAACCCGTCCACGCTGACGTGGAGCCGCTCCGCCGTTTGGAGGCAGCTCTGGCCGTGAACATCCACCGCCAGCACCGCTGTTTCCTCATCAGGCGGAAGCCCTACCAGCCGGACGGCCTGCGCCGCCCGGGCCGGGGCCATGGATGACAACAGCGCCCGGATCTCTCGGTTTGTTTTTTCCATGGGTTTTCCAGACTTGCAGAGCGCGTTCCCGCGTGGATGTTGCCATCTTCTGGCCCTCCTTTCAGATGTTTAGCTCGTCCAGTCGGAGCGTTTCTCCCGCACGTCGATGTGGGTAAAGCCCTTCTTGGCGTAGATGCCTACGCCGCCCCAGTCCGGCATCAGCTGTCGGGCGTAGGCTGCCACCGCTGCTGGCTTCTGTCCCTTCACGGTAATGTCCGCCGCCGTGCCGTAGCAGTGCTGGCTGTGGGCCACGCCGCCGACCGTGGTATTGTACTGCGGCGTCCTATACCCACTGTTGATGGTCACAGCCGCGCCGAAGTGGCTGCGGATGCTCTGCAAGACCATCACCAGCCGGGGAGCCACCAGTACGGCATCGGAGCCGTCCTTGCAGGCAAATTCTTTCACTTTAAAATGGGTGGACAGCTTCTTGCCGCCGTCCTTCGCCTTGGAATAGGCGTTGATCTCTACCATAGGTTTCTCTCCTTCCGGCTCACACGCATCCCCGCTCTTGTACTTCCACACCAGGAAGAACGGGATCACCCGCCCATCCCCGGTAAAGCCCTTGCCTGTCGAATCCATGAAGCAGGTAGACCCGCCGCCGTCCATCATAATGGCGTTGTCCCAGCCGGACGCAGCCAGCAGGTTCCGGAGCTGTTCCGGGGTGTGCCGCTCCCGGCTCACATAGTAGGCAAACCTCCCGTTCTTGGTGCCGATGGCTGTCCGGGGGGCACGGTAGCGCATATCCGCTCCGCAGTGGATGGGGTTGATCTTCTTCCCGCCGATGATGAGGTGGACGCACTCCATGTAATTCCGGTCCCCGTTGGGCACGGTCTTCACGCCGAAGTCCGCCGGGGTGCTCCAGCTGATGGCCCACGCCCGGTAATTGGGGGTCTTGCGGGTCTGCCCGTCTGCCTTTAAATGGCAGGCCGGGGTCTGGTTCCGCAGGAAAATGGAGCCATTGCAGATAGCGTCCCCGCCCGCCTCCGCCAGCATCTTTTTCAGGTTGGCCGTGGTGGAGCGGAGACGCTTCCGGTTGAAATAGATTTTCAAAAATTGGAGGTCGGAGAGCGGGACAGTGCCCGCTCTCGTGCTCATGTGTGAGCCTCCGTATTCTGTTTCCCCTGATCGCTGGCCTGACGAATGGCATCCAGCATATTTTTAATAAAGGTGGGGTAGGGGACCCCCATAATGGCCGTATTCTCCAAAATCGACAGGCCCTCATTTGCGATGAAAAACATACAAATAGCGTCACGGGCAAAGTCGCTCCCGGTGGCTTGGTCCAGCAGTGCCGCCATCCACACGAGACACAACATAACGCCCTTGCGAACCAGGCCCTTATAGCTGGCATTGGACTCCAGCGCCCCGGTTTTGCTCTTGCCGGACTTATGCCAGATCGCTGCCACCAGCCAGCCCGTGGCGTAATCCAACGCCATAAAGCAGATCAGAACTTTGAGAGCCACGTCCCAACCTCCAAGTGCCTGGGCGATGGCGGAGCCAGCCGCAGCCAGCACCGCCAACACCGTGTTTTTAATGTGTAAAGCGTTCATTGTGTACCTCCTTTCGGTGGTCACACCCGCACGGCCTTCTCAGGACGACCATCCTCGTCGAAGGTAATACGGTAATGGCCTTCCGGCGTCCAGACCTCCTCCTCGGTGTTGGCCTTGGCAGGGTCACGCCGCATATAGTCATGCAGATGACGCACGTCCTCCGGCTCCTTCTCCGCCTGGTTGAAGCCCTCGGCCGTCTCCGCCTCGGTCCAGTTGGCAACGCCGCCGTCAGGATTCAGGTGGAAGTTGGCCCCCGCCTCCTTCAGCTCCTTGTTGATGGCCTCCACGGTCTTGCCGCTCTTGCAGCCCTCGTTGATGATCTCAGCAAACTTCTTTTCCATAATGTATACCCCTTTCATTTTTTCGGTTGAACTTCAACCGGTTTTAATTTGTTGTTGCCCCACATTCCGACGCGTTTCGACACGGCCCCTGTGGTATCATCCCCTCAAAGGAGGTGGTCAACATGACCGATGCACAGCGCCAAGCCTATGAAGAACTCTATTACATGACCGTAGAACTTCTGGACGAGTTGGACGCCCTCAAACAAAAGATCGTCGCCCAGCAAGCCGCGTCGGAAGCCCTGTGGGACCTGCCGGAGGATTGACCTCCGGCTTTTTTTTCGTTACTTTACGCCCTTCAAAATCATGGTGGTTTCGTCAAATAGTGCATTGCTGGGAAGAACCAAAGCGGGGCGGATGCCAGCCGAGTCG